AAAAATTAGGGTATAACAAGTATTATGAGCATATTCCATTTATTAAAGATAAATTGGGTATTAAACCTCCTATTATGTCGCCTGAACTAGAAGATAAGTTATGTAGTTTATTTATGGAAATTCAACGCCCATATGCAAAATATTGTCCAGATGATAGAGTTAACTTTTTGAATTATTATTATACCATTTATAAATTATGTGAACTATTGGATGAAACTAAATTTTTACCTTATTTCCCAATGTTAAAAGACCGAGAAAAACAGATAGAACAAGATGATATTTGGAAAAAAATATGTAAAGAATTAAATTGGGAATTTATTCCTACTGTATAACACTGTTTTTGTAAACAATGTTATAAAATTGAAATTAAATTACATATACTATATTATTAACATGGAAATCGTATTTGATAATTCGTATGTTTTATCTAAAATAGAAGAAAATCGTAATGCCAAACAAAAAGAAATAATTCAAGAACTGAAACTTATATTGCCAACTGCATCCGAAGAAGAATTATTGCGTGTATATAAAAAATCTATATCTATTCATCAAAGCAATGTTCAAGGAAATGGCAATTTTCTTGAAAATGATATTTTGGTGGATATGTTAAACCAAAATAATATACCTTATAAACAACAAGTAACGATAGATCAAACAGGCATAATTGTTGGATTCAATCACAAAAAAAATAAATGTTACCATATTGTGGATTTTGTAATTGGGAATATTGAAATAGGGCATTCTATTACAGAATACAAGGTTATTAGTTGTAAAACTACATGCCGCGAACGATGGACGCAAGATGATTGGAGCTATACATTTATACCAAAATTATATATATTACTTACCCTATCGAACGATTATCCTCTGTCGGCGCGTTTTAATGAAAGTGAAACCCGAATTATAATTACATGTATTCCTAAAAAAAAGGATGATAGAATATTTAAATTAAATTTTGAACATTTAATAGATGTATTAAAGTAAATATTTTTGTATGTTTAATCCAATTATTTCAGTAAATATCGTTGGAATTGTATTTCCCAATTGTTTCCATTGATCTTTGCTGTTTCCGCATAATTTAAATTCCGAATGAAATCCTTGTAATTGCAAACAATCTTCTTTGGTCAATCTATATTCTTGCCCATCTACCATATATCCATCCCAATTGTGTTTATCGTTAATAGGTGAATTTTTTCCGCCACACCGAATTGTATAGGCTACTGATTTTGCAAAATTTTTACCAAGAAAGGTAGATAATGTTTTTTCTTTTTTATATGCATCAAAATTAAGTATTTTGTCAACATGATGTATCATTTCACTATCATTTCGTATTCCTACTATAATAAGACGTTTTCTCATTTGCGGCAAACCATAATCACTGCATTTGATCACTTTATACGCAATTGTATAGTTGGATTCTTCAATATCTTTTTTTATTCGTTCAAATGTTCTTCCTTGATCATGTGTTAATAATCCTTGCACATTCTCAAGAATAATTATTTTCGGTTTATGATAATCAACAAATTTCATAATGTGAAAGAATAGTGTTCCTCGTTTATCATCAAATCCTTTATGCTGGCCGCATTGACTAAATGGTTGACATGGAAATCCTGCACATAAAATATCATACATGGGAATAGTTGCTGGATCTATTTCAGTTATGTCGCCAAGCGGTGTCATGCCATAATTATGTTTATATGTTTCTTTGACTGCGGCGTCTATATCACATGCCATAACACATTCCCAATTGAATTGTTTAAATGAATAATGAAAACTTCCAATACCACAAAATAAATCAATAAATTTTGCCATTTTATTATTATTTATTCATAATTATAAATTCAATTTATATTGAAAGAAGGTGTGCGTTGTAATTTGGGTTTTCTACTAAGTAAAAATGTTTAGAAATTTAATATAAATTATATGTAATGGACATTGAAAAAATGTACAAAGATATACAACAAAAGATAAAAAATACTAGCAGTTTAGAAGAAAATACATTTACAGATAAATTATTAAAACAGGATAAATTATATTATACTTTTTTAAATGATCTTATACAATATTACCCAGTCAATAAAACACAAGACACGATCCAAACGAATAACACATATGCTATAAAATTATCAACCATTAATGGTACATCTAAAACTATAGATAACATTATTGAAAACATTAATGAAAAAATTAATACATTAAAAAATAAAATAACTCAATCAAAACAGACTATAAACAATTTAAAAAAAATAAACAACAATTTAATTGAAAATGCAGGAGATTTAAATAATTTAGATATTACATCTAAAAAATTATTGTCTGATTATTTTACGGATTATAGCATATCACGTCAAATGTTTTGGATTAAAATAATAATTGTATTATTTTTGTTATACCAATTATTTTCATCTGAAGATAATGTACACGATGAAAATTTTAAAACCCGATATATGATTATATGGGTAGTAACTATGATTGCGCTTTTTATATACAGCTATGCAAAATACGTATGGGCCAATTATAGTTCAATGCCAAAAGGTGGCATAAAAGGTGCATCCGAAAGTACTTCCCCCTTAACATGTAGTGATTCTGAATATGGATGTTGCCCCGATAATGTAACTGCGGCAAATAAAAATAAATTAAATTGTGGATGCAATGAATCCATGTATGGTTGTTGTCCCGATGGTTCAAATCGTAACGAAGATGGATCATGCACAAGTGCTTCAAATATGATGTCGGCTTCGGAAAGACCATGTAATAAAACGCCATTTGGGTGTTGTCCAGATAATGTAACGATAAGCAATCCTATGGGAAGTAATTGTTCTAAAATGGGTGTTAAACCACCATTGTGTTCAAGGACTCAATACGGATGTTGTCCTGATGGGCATACAGTTAGTAATGTAGATCGGTCTAATTGTGTAGGCAGTTGCGCATTTAGCGAATTTGGATGTTGTCCAAATGGAGTTACAATAAGCAACAAAGATAGATCAAATTGTAATATTCCTTCTTGTGCAACTTCAAAATATGGTTGTTGTCCAAATGGAACAATTAGTAATAAAACAAAATCTAATTGTATAATATAAATGTTGAACAAACTATGTATGCCTGCCTTAATTTATTTAATTTATATGGTTGCCCATATATCTATTGATGCTTATTATGGGTTGTATAATATGGCATTTATTAAAATATGGATTGGTATTATTGTAACTTTATTGCTTAACATATTATGTGAAAACAACATGTCCATTATTTCATGGATTATCATCTTTATTCCATTTATATTAATGACAATTATTGCTGTATTTGTATTATATACATTAGGACTTGATCCATCTACAGGTAAAGCCAAAACGACAGATACAACGACAGATAAAACAGCAGCACCTACAGATAACGTACCACCTATATATACAACTACAGATACCGCACCTTTATACATTACATCTACCATTCCAGCACAACTTACTATATATTCTAATACCCCTTTCCCTGCCTCTACTTCGTCGTCTGTATCCACTCCCCCAACTACTTCATCACCTGATGATACTACTTCGGCAGTAACCACTACTTCTGTACCGTCTACCGCTTATTCTGATATACCTCCCCCATCTATTTATGCCAATCCAGTTGCTGTAAATTATCACGGAGTATTAGGAGATAATATACGTGCAATTCAATCTAATTATAGTTAATATAAATAATTCACATATAATAAAGTATGGCATCTAGATCGGAACATATTATACATAATATGTACAACAATTTTATGTATAATATTTCAAAAACAACCATATCCAAGTATTTTAGTATTCAAGATAAAAATCTTGACATTCAATTTACACCCAATGGTAAAAATTTCTTATTACATTTTTATTACACCAAAAAAATAAAATTTATTCAATTCAATGATTTACCCGATGATCTACATCATATTATACATTCATTTCTAAATCCAACTTATATACATGTTACGTATGAAGTAAATTTAGAAGATGATTATCCGTTCAATCCTCCTGTTTGGTCACTTTATTCATTGGATTATAAATGCAACCTTCCACATGTTAATATCCCCGAATATTATGAATATATCATACAAAATCATAACCATGAAAGCGGACGAGATTGGTCCCCTGCCATAAAACTAGAACAAGAATGTTTAAGATTAATTGTACGGTTGAACCATTTCCGATATTTTTTTATATAAGTTCTTCTACACTTTTGATGATATAATTTATTTCAATAATCTTTTTTAATTTATTGTTTAAAAATGGAACTAGCATATCATGTGTGAGTGTAATGTAAAACGTAGGATTTATAATAATAATTTTTTTAAGATTTTTACTAAATTTATTGGAAATTAATTTTGCTAATTCAATAGCAACTGTTGGTTGTATGGCA